TGCATCCCATTGTCTAACACCCTTGCTTGTGTCAGGATGTGGTCGATGATCCCAAGATAAAGGGTGGCGTAAGAGTTCCTTTATGTTTTTCTGGTCATCTCTTTCTTCTTCGTCTACTGAATAGTTAGTCATATCAATCCCCTGTTGGTGGTTCCCATAGTGTAGGATACTTGTCTATCCCATTAAACTGTTTGTTGTGTAGGATATAAGCCATTCTAGCTTGTACAATAATGTCCTCTTTTGTATACCCCTTGTCTTCGTACACCTTTACTACCTCTTTCCATCTGTTTTTACCCTTCTTATCTACATCATCTAGTATTCTGGTAGCAGTAACCTTACCTATACCTGCACAACCTGAGTAACCATCTACAGTGTCACCCGTAAGAGTCTGCATTAGGAAATTTCTTTCTGCTAATTCTTCACTAACGTCATACATCTTTTCCGTTTGAAAGTCCCAATGTATACCCGGAATTGTTAAAAGGTCTTTATCTGCTGAAACAATACAGGTATCTTTTGGAGCCTCGGTGCATAGTATTCCTAAGAGATCATCTGCCTCTAACCACTTAGACATCATAGAGGGATACTCTTTTTCTAAGTACTCCCTAGCTGGAGTGTAACACACTGGTTTTCTTGTGCCTTTTCTCTTATGTTTGTAGGTACTATTGACATCCTTTCTGAAGTTCAAGTGTGAACTTAAGCACACTAGTACTGAGTCTGCTTTAGATGTTTCTACTAATCTTTTGATGTCTCTGTCTAGTAACTTCTTTACATCTTTAAAATCACAATGTAAAGTCCAGTGATCGTCACCCCAATCAACCTCATGCTCACAAGCACAAGAGTTTTTATAAACTATTATATCTCCGTCTATTAATAATTTCATATGTCTCCCCTTTAATGTGTCTCAGCCCAGTTAGCACCAAAATTGTACTCACCTGTTAATGGTACCTTTAAGTATAATTGTTTACCTGCAATAGAAATAGACTCTACTGCTATGTCACCAACCTTTGTTTCTATACCTTTCTTTACTAGTATTTGTATTTCATCGTGTACAAATGCTACTTGCTTGTAGTCTATGCCATCAATAAAGCCTGACTTTTTCATTAGTGTGTGGAACTCAACCACCCACTTCTTACAAATGATAGCTCCTGCTGACTGGCACAGTGCATTTAAAGATGAGTGTGTGGATCTTATGGGTACTTTCCTACCATCTAAACCAAACAAGAACCCCTTCTCTGATGCAGTGAACACTGATTGCCTCAGCTTTTTGAACGCAGGAACTTTTTTGAAAAATAAATTCTTAAGTTTCTTACCTTCTCTTGCATCCTTTCCAACAATTTCTCCGAGCTTGGTATCTCCGGCACCATAAAGTAGACCATAAATAAAAGTTTTAGCTTGATCTCTAGTAGGTAACCCAGTAGCTTTCCTGTTAGATTCGTGTATATCTCCTTCAACAACAGTTTTAGCGTAGCTACCATTATCGTAACTTGCAAGATAATGAGAGACCACCCTAATTTCCAAACCGGATACATCACATCCGAGTAGACTGAAACCTTTTGGTGCATAGAATAGCTCTCTACATTCCCGTCCGTAGAACCCTTTAACACTTGGGACTTGACCGATGTTAGGATGGGAGTGAGAACATCTACTTGACACTGAACCCATTGTGTTAACCGAACCGTGTATCTTCCCATCTTTTTCATGATATAACCATGCATGTTTTCCTTCTGATAATTGTGCTATCAGTTTGTTAACCCTAAATGCTTCTGCCATTAACTGTGCTTCAGGGTACGATAATTTAGCTAGTACACTCTCGTCAATCTTAGGCTCTTCTGTTGGAGTAAACTCTGTAGGAACCCATCCATGAATGTCGTGTAGCCTCTTAGCTATGTGCTTACGAGAGTTTGGATTGAACTCAATCGTTTTCTCTTTAATGAAAGGTACTCCTTTGACATATCCTCTAGTCTTGTTGTTGACTTTAGGAATAAAGGTCTCAGATTCTATCCAACTACCAAATGCTTCCTTCAGTTCTGTCTGTAGTACACTCCTCTTCTCAGCTAGAGTACTATACAATTTGGAAGCCTTACGTATATCAAATGGGAATCCATTTTCTGTTTGCTTTAGACAAATCTTATGGATGTCATGCTCTAGTCTGATTGAGTCTTCTGAGAAGTTTGCTTCCTTCAACTTTTTATAGAGTAGGACATTCAATTCAACATCTCTTTCACAGTAAGTGAGCATCTCCATAGAGAATTCAGTAAAGTCTGAAAAGTCTCCCTTCCATAGTCCAAGTCGTTTGCCCCATGACTTAAGAGAGTGTCTACCATACATGTCTTTGTCTATGGTATTATTTTTAGCATCTCTCACTGCCCTATCTGGATAGATCAACTTAGACATAACTAAAGTGTCCACAATCTCTGTGTTAGCAGAAGGTTCCCATTTGAAAATCTTTTTCAGCACAGGAATGTCAAATGAGACAATGTTGTGCCCTATAAGTCGGTCAGAATTTTTTAGGAAAAATAGTCCGTCTAATAGTTCCTCACCATGAAAACAATGGAACTTTTCTTCGTTTATATCGTAAATAACAATACAAAACGCTTTCGTGCAGTCATCTAGCAGACCATCTGTTTCTACATCAAATACGTACTCTTTCATATCCCCCCAATTAAAAGTTTGTGCTCTCACCAGACCACTCACTAGTCTCGTCTTCAAATGGTATCTCGTCAGTCTGTATCTCAGTCAGTCTACCAGTTGCGTGGTCATAATCTAAACTACAAGCTATACCAGTTTCACCTGTCCATCTATTTTTTAATACTCTAACAGTAGTCCTGTCAGGTTCTTCACCTTGCTGATCCCTCTCGCAACCAATAACAATATCAGATAGTTGTCCTATGGATGCAGAACCTCTTAGTTGTGCCATACTAGTTTGGGCACCATCTTCGTGACCTTTGTTACCTTGTGGTCTCTTAAGATGTGACACAAGTATAAGCCCACAATTTACCTCTTCTACTAATCCACGTAGCTTAGTCATTAGATTATCAATAGTACGCCTTTCGTCACCTTCTTCGATACCTGAGACAACAATTGATATATGGTCAAGTATGATGTAACCGCACCCACATGCGCTTGCCATATACCTGATCTTAGACAACAAATTATCACCCTGAAGTGAACCCCAGTGATCGTACATGAATATCTTACCAGTATCTAGTGTATTATCAAATGCTTCCTTAAACTCCTCTTCACTGACCTCTGCATTACCTAAATGAAGTGGCTTATTAAGGTACAGACCCATGAATCCAAGACCAGTTCGTTTGTTAGACTCTTCTAGAGCAATGTAACCTATGGTCTCCTCTTGGTTCAATATGTGATTAGCAAGTTCACGACATACTTGTGACTTACCTATACCTGCACCTGCTGTAATCGTTACAATCTCACCTTTTCTTATACCATGAGTCATCTTATTGATACCTTCATATGGATAGTGGCACGATGCCATAGCATCTTCAGCACTTACTATGTCCCACAGGTCTTTACCATTGACTATCCCATCTGGTCTGTATACTTGAGCTTGCCAAATACAATCTACTAATTCTTTGACTCTACCACTCTGCAACATCTCATTTGCATCCTTTAGTGGTAGTTTTGCTATCTTAGCTTTACCCGGTTTTAGTACTTGTGCACACTCACGAGAAGCTTTTGTACCTGCGTCATCACTATCAAAGCAAAAGATAACCTCATCATACCCATCTAGTAACTCTATACTGTTACGGATAGCTTTTGAAGCTCCTGCGGCACCATTTGGTACTGAATAAACGGGCCACCTATTACCTTGTGACTGTGAGACTGACAGAGCATCAATTTCACCTTCACATACTATAGCTTTCTTACCTTTTCCAGACCAGAGGTGCTGACCATATAAACCAGCCTCTTTTATGTCACCTCTGATATGAAAATCTTTATTACGGAATCTAATCTTCTGTGCTACACGTACACCACTTGAATCTTTGTAGTTAGCTATCTGTACTGGCTGTCCTGCAACCTCACCTACACAATAGCCCCACTTTCTACAAGTTTCTTCAGTAATACCTCTAGCACTGAGACTTACTACCTCACCTTCAACAAAATCCATTTTTTTCTCTCCCCTTTGTATTACTACTTTCTGTTCACCACCACTTTTTTCTCGGTACTCGCATCCAAAGCAGTAAGCGTGTCCATCGTCATATCGTGCTAGATTGTCTCTAGAACCACAACTAGGACAGGGTTCATGCTGTGTAAATTCACTCTCCTCGTGAGTCTGCTCCATCAGTCCTCCACGTTTTCTTACCATCCTTACTAGTCATTTCTATTTCACCAATATAGGAAAAACCTATAGTGTTTAGAAACAAATGGAAGTTGTCGATAACATCTTGTATCGACCGACCCTCAAAAGATACCTCTGCTTTCTTAGTTACATTCTCTTCTAAACCATAGCAACCATCACTAGACTTATAATTAAATCCGTAGAACTCTCGGATCTCATCTCCATCAATTTCCATTATATACATCCCTGAAATTAAATTTAGTATTCATATTCTCTGTCCACCATGATTCTACATCATAGCCAACGCATTTACGTCCTATAACTATAGCATCTCTGTATATAAAAGTCAACGACCTTAGAAGTACAAATAGAGACTTCTGTTGATCTTTTGTATAGTCTGGAGCCTCTACGCCTCTAGTATTTAACCCACCAACTAGTAAAATACTAACAGAGTTAGCGTCTAGTTCTTGAAAGTGTGCTCCTATCTCAGTTAAAGGTCTTCCCAGTTCGATTGTACCATCTCTTTTTATAAGATAATGGTTACCAATTTTTAGTTTACCTGTTTTTCTGTCTCTTACGTCAATGTCTCTAGCACATAAATCTATATTAGGTTTTGTACTAGTTGCATCAACAACTATATATTTTGTTTCTTTTCTTCTGGACATGCTACATCCACTCCTCTGGGATTAGTTCTTGAGAATATTGAAAGTTATATTTGTCACACCATTGAGCACATGTCAATCTAGAGTTCTGGACTCGACTATTAAGTCTTGAAAATACGAATCTTATGTCTAACTCAGGATGTGCCTTACTTATTGCTCTGTGCTTTCTCTGGTCATCGTACCTGAAGAACCCCTTTGCTTCAATGATGATACCGTTGGAAAGCACAAAGTCCGGTTTGTACTTGTAATCTATGGTATAAGAAACGGACATTGGCTCATACTCAAATGAACATTTGTTTTTCGTTAAGTTTTCCGCTATCCGTTTCTCTAACCCAGATCTAAAAGTCACTAGCAGTACCTTCACTAGCTTGAAATGCATCACCCTCTTTTGTGAAAGTGGTGTCTACTGGTGAGATAGTCTCGTAACCTTCTTCTACTCCAAAGACATCATCTACTGCACCTTGTGCTACATACTCAATAAGGTTGAGTACCTGTACCATTCGGAGGCGTAGCTGTAAACCTAAAGATTGTCCATG